CGTCACATCTGAAGGCTTCTCCATCAAGTGTTCTAATTGTGAACGAGGGCGTGTGCTTAAAGAACTACGCTCATGCGATTACATTATGCGCCGTGAGTGGGATGTTCTCATATTGGATGAGGCGCATCGCATTAAGAATGGCGACACTAAATGGACTGGTAGCTTGAAGAAGATCAAAGCCACGACCAAGCATATTATGACGGGATCAGGCTTTGTGAATAGGCCGGACGAGATCTGGTCGCTATTCCACTTCTTGGATAAGAAAACATATCCTAGCTACTGGTCATTCCGCGACGAGTACTGCTTGATTGATAGCTGGTCAGGCTACTCAACAATTACCGGCCTTAATCCATACAAGGTTGATAAGTTCAAGCGTATCAGGAAGCAGTTTGGCCCTAGACGCACTAAGTCAGAGTGCTTTAAGGATCTCACTGAGCCTATCATTGAGGATATCTACGTTGAGCTTAACCCCATCCAGCGTAGAATGTACAACGAGATCCGTAGCGCACTAATGCTACTAGATCAGAAGGGTGAGCCACTCCACAGCCCTAATGTCTTAAGCCAGCTACAACGCATGAGGCAGATAGCGGTAGCCACACCCGATGTTGTCGCAGACTTCTACGATAATGCAGAGCAGCGTCGCATTGTCAAGATCAAGCTCATTGAGCCGTCATCTAAGCTCGACGCACTCATGGAGATCATTGAGGGGCTAGAGTGGGATGATGAGGCTAAGCAGCAGATCGTCGTATTCAGCAACTTTAATGATCCTCTTACTATGCTGCAAACCCGTCTCGACCGTAGTAGTATTGGTTGGGTCAGGCTATTGCAGCAAGACGGAGATCAAGAGCGTTACCGCAAGTGGAGTACCTTCCCCGAAAAGAAGGCCCAGGTGTTCCTGTCTACGATCAAGCTAGGCGGTGAGTCTATTGACCTTACCAGCGCGAGTTACGTTGCTTTCCTTGATATGGATTGGGCGCCAGCTAATAACGATCAGGCGATTGCTAGGGTATGGCGGCCCGGATACGATACAGCTACAAATGGCGCTCCAGTCGTTATCAGACTCTTTGCGAAGGACACGGTAGACAAGTACATTCTCGACACTAACGAGATGAAGGGCAAGTGGTTCCGCGCCATCTTTCACGACGACGATAACACAGGAGTACCGTTTACACTATGAGTAAGCCAATTAAACTAGCCAGACAGCGTGATATTAAACTCATCATTGAGAGGATGGAAGAAACACGTCCTTCTATTACTCTAGGCAAAGCTGATATAGCGGTCGTTCTTCCTATTCTCAAACAGCATTTACAGACAGGAACAGGATAATGGCTTTTGTTAAAGAGGATCTATATGAACTGGCTGATTTCTTACTAGCTGCGCCAGCTACGATACCATACATAGAGGTATCACGCAATCAATCACCAGCAGGTTCAATAGCACTACGTCACGATGTTGACCATTCCATACTTCAGGCACTAGCCTTCGCAAGATGGGAAGAGTCATACGATTTTAGATCTACCTACTATGTACTGCCTACAGCAGATTACTGGACAGACAAAGTAGTTCTCTACGAGTGCATTAATGAGATCGTCTCTCTAGGCCACGAGATCGGTCTGCACAACGATGCTCTCTGTTATACTAACAATGATGTAGTAGAAGCAGCTAATCAAATTATCCTGTGGAGACAAGAGATCATGGAGAACATTAACTTCCATTATTCAATACTTGGAATTGCAGACCACGGCGGCGCTCCACACGCTAACGGTGATATATGGGAACACTACACACCTGAATCACTAGGCTTTGAGTACGAGGCATACCAGCTACAGAAGACGGCTAACACCTACATCAGCGATAATCAGGGCAGATGGCGCGCACCACTTAAACACGCTCAAACCTTTATGCTAGTTCACCCATGCCATTGGCCAGTATGATAGATTTGGGTTATCAATTTGAATGTAACACTTTTCCCGATTGCAAAGCCTATCTAGAAAAGTGGAGTAGCTGGTGCTTTGAACATGAAAGACAGCCATTAGCCATACTACCGCTATGGTACGACTATAGAAATATCATTGATGGCAAGTCTAGAAATATGATAAAGAAAGCTACTCGGTATTACTACTACCAAGTCTTTAACTACAATTACCACCTAGACGAGATTTATCAAATAAATACATCGTTGCCAGAGCGTCAGGGCAAACCTATGTCGCCATCGTATCTTACGCGCCCTTCCGCCATTCAAAAGCCCGATGTGCTATGCCTCACACAACATCGCTATGTATTCATCGGTGGCTTTAATGCGGATGGAGTGCTTAAGGCGTATTGCGCTCTGGCTATTCTTGGCGAAATTGGTATTCTCAATACGATCATAGGGCATTGTGATTCCTTATCACACGGCATTATGAATGGCTTGATAGACTACATCGTCAGTTATCTCAAAACCACCACAGGGGTAAAGTACCTCAATTACCTTGATTTGATTAATTGCGGTCCTGGCCTTAAAGCCTTTAAAGAGAGTGTAGGCTTTAGATCAATGAGTTGTCAATTTGTCTACTGAGTGGTATGACGCGGCATACAAATTGTACCCGTCTTATGCCGATACGCCAATGAAGCATATGTACCAACAAGTCGCTAAGATGATTCCACGCACCGCGCCGGTTGTTGATCTTGGCTGCGGTAGTGGCTATTTGGCGTCGGCGCTCCTTGAGCGTAATTACCAGGGTAACTACATCGGGTATGACTTCAGCCCTGTGGCGGTTGATATCGCCAGGGCCGTGTTCTCAGATTTGGCAACACCTATTTACGAAAATTTAAAATTATGGCCTTCATCGTATGAACCTATACAGCTAGAGTTATGGGATTACAAAACAGAGCTACAACAACAGTATCAACTTGAGGTCGTGGATCTATATGATTGGTTCCCTGAGATCACTAACCAAACCCATAGTACAATATATACCTGCTTCGAGGTACTCGAACACGTACCCGATGATTGTGATATTGTTAGTAGGGTTCCTGCTAGATCTAGGTTTATTTTTAGTGTTCCTAACTACTGGTCTACATCACATGTACGCACGTATGATTCAGTGGGAGTTGCGTTTAATAGGTTTTCTCCCTTCTTAAAGTTTGCTGCTTGGTACATACTACCAACTAAACAACCAGAAGCAGCAATCTATTTGTACGATACATACAGGAGAGCAGACAAATGGTAGAAGTCGAAGTAATACGTAAAGCTATTGATGAAGCTGCCGGACTGACGATAATGGAGCGATGCGGTAGTGAACAAGAGCGTGAAGATACTGAAGTCGAACGATTGCAACGTCATGCTGCTCTCGACCGCCTCGTAGCCCGTGCGGTGAAGGCCGAAGCGGAACGAGACTCGTGGCGCACTCTCGCGGAAGGCTGGAAGCTCACCGACGATGTGGAGCAGCATCGTGTCTGACCATGCGGACAAGTTGCGCGACATTCTGGAACTGACCGACTGCTCGCGGGGCCAGTGGGAACCGCTGCTCGACGCTCTCGAAGCCGAACGGGACGAAGCGCTGCGGGAACGCATCAGGGCAGAGGAAGCGGCCAGAGTCGCAACCGCGCTGATGGAAGGAGCGCAGCAGGCTTGTGGCGATCTTCGCGCTCGCGCCTTGGCTGCGGAGGCCGAAGTGCAACGGCTACAGGCTGAGATCCTTCGGGCCGTCGCGGTCGCAGATCGCGGAGTACCCACTCGGTCAATCGAGATTATCCGCGCTGCTCTCGCTGAGACTACCTAGCCGACATAACGTGTCCTGCTAGGTTGTTGAGTAAATGGCTTCACCGGGCGTCGGACGGCGACCCGGTGGAGTCTACTCAATTAATGCGTAAATGACCCTTGACTTTTCCTAACCCCCCTGCTAAGCTGATCTTTCAACTACCCCCACAATGCCACAGAGTCAGGAGCAGCACTCATGGCTACGATACCCCCACAGGTGCAGCAAGTGATTGCGCCCTCCAAGTATGACATAATCCCGTTGCACACTTCAGACCGTGCAACCTTTAAAGCCTGCCGCCGTAGATGGTTCTGGAGTAGTCCGGCACAACAAAACCTTGTACCTAAACAGAGTGTGTATGGTGTTTACCTCCCGTTCTGGTTTGGTACAGGTATTCACTACGCACTGCAACGCTACTACAATCCTGCACTGCAAGAAGATCCTGAAGTCACGTTTGACTACTGGTATAATTTGCAGTGGGAGGGTGGCATTATCTCGGAAGAAGAGATCCATGAGTTTGAAGATCGTAAGCCCTTCTTGCATACTGATGGACACTGGCGCATAGAAGGACTGTGCGACATGCTGCCTAATCCAGATGGTGAAGAGTGGGAGCTGCATCATCAACTCGGTAAGGGTATGATGCGTTTCTACAAGGAGTTCGCAGAGCGCGAAGATGACTTCACTGTAGTTAACACAGAGCATCTATTCAGCGTTCCAATTCTAACCCCCACAGGCGAACCTCTCTATATGCAGGACACCCGCACGATGCCCGTAGGGTGGGAACCTAACGATGTGCCTAGCAATGATTACGGCCCTTTAATGATGATTCCTGATGACGACTTATCGAAGGGTGTATTCAAGCAAGTCCACGCTCGCGGTCGGATGGATCTTATCGTACAGTCTAACAAGACAGGCAACTACGTACTGATCGACCACAAGACGCACGGTGCTGCTATCACTGAAGACTACTTCAGGCATCTAGATCTCGATGAGCAGGTGACTACCTACTCATGGGCTGCTGAGCAAGAGGCAGCTATGCACAGTCTACCGTACACTAGCATCGCAGGCATCGTATATCAGGTGCTACGCAAAGCATATCCATCTCCACCTTCATTGTTATCTAATGGTATGCCTTCGGTCAACAGAGCGAAAGAGTCTACCACTGCTCGTATGTTTGATAAGGCAATTAAGGATCTCGGATTGAGTTCAGCATATGAGAACGACGAGAAACTAAAGTCATACTACACTTACCTCGTCGATATGGGTGACAAGCAATTCGTGTGGAGAGAGTCAGTAGTGCGTAACGCACAGCAGAAGGCTAGCGCAGGTATGCGGCTCTATCTTGAAGCACTCGATATGCTCGCGCCTGACATACGCATCTATCCCAATCCCACTAAGGATTATGGTTGCATCAAGTGTGCTTTCCGTCAGCCCTGTGTATCGCTAGAGGCAGGCTACGATTGGGAGAGCATGATCGCAGACAACTATGAGCGTAACTACGATCGCTGATGACCAATAGGGTCTGTATATATTTTGCGGCAGATTACTTAGGTGTACCTGTTAATGATCTTAAATGGCATCCTACTTTTCGGGCATCTGATATGACAGTAGCACGTTACTTAATAGGTTTCAAATGACAGATCTTGACTTCATCGGCAAGCTGCTTGAGTCAGGCTCACCATCTGCTTACGTTACTGACGCACAACGCTTTGACAAAGAGAGTAATCAAAAGGGTCCACTACGCTACTTCGACGCAACACTGCGTTGTACATCTAAGCGCTGCGGCTCTCCTACTCACTACAAGTTTCGCAATATGCCACTATGCACCGTCCACGCACTACGAATGATGAACGAGGAGTTAACACCGAATGCGGATGTCTAGGTTACATGCTAGTGGCACAACGTGGATTAGCCGCGACCGTTCAATTACCAAAGACGGTCATCATCCGGCGTGGGTTGGTCATGCTACTAAAGAGATGGCGAAGCGTCGTGCCCACAACAAGGTAGCTCGTAAGAGCAGACAGAGGAATTATGTACGTTAAAGTTGTTGAAGCAGCAGAAGAGTTTGTGGCGCTACAAGAAGCAGCCGCACTCAAAATAGATTGGGATTCTACAGCGGTAAACAGAGCATGGCTCAAACTACAACAAGCTGTAGAAGAACACAAACAGGAGGGAGGTGAAACAATACAACATGGCGACAGCAGCACCACCTAAAAAGTCGAATGAACTGCCTGCTGCTTCAGCAGACCTGAAGGCTCAATTGGGGATCAAATCTCCACAGGAAATCGTGCCATACATTAACTTACTATGCTACGGTGAGCCGGGAGTAGGTAAGACACTACTCGCGTCTACTGCTGAAGATCATCAGGATACCGGCCCGGTATTGCATTTGGATATCGAAGGTGGGCTGGTTACTGTACGTAAGCGTAAGAACTACCAAGCTGTTAGAGTACGTTCGATTGCGGAGATCATCAAGATCCACGATTCAATTGAAGAGCTATCAGCTAAGGGTGAATGCCCGTGGAGAACCGTTGTCCTCGATAACATCTCAGAACTACAGAAGTTGGATATGCGTACTGTGATGGAAGAGGCTAAACGAACTGCACGAGATCCTGATAAGGTAGATCTAGATGTGCCGTCTCAAAGAGAGTGGGGTAAGAGTGGCGAACGTATGCGTAGGATCATTAGAGCCTTCCGTGACTTGCCTGTACACACGATTGCAGTTGCGTGGATGGGATCGGAACACGATGATGCTACAGGTGTCGTGTCTTATTACCCCCTTCTGCCGGGTAAACTCCGAGGAGAAGTACCGGGCTACTTCGATATCGTAGGTAGGCTTACTGCGGTAACGAGGAACAATGGTGCGGAGATTGTTCGTACCATGCAAGTAACCGCTACGAATCGCGTGGTTGCTAAGGACAGGACCAATTCGTTAGGCGGCGTAGTAGAGAACCCATCAATCCCTTTGATATGGGAACTCATCAACTCATAAACAAACTCACTGTTAGGAGCTACACAGATGGGACTTAATCTCGCAGGCGCAGAAATGGGTGGCTTTGACGCCATTCCGTCAGACACTTATACCTGTGCTGTT